AACCAACTGATGTATGCCGGTATCGTCGTGACAAACAGGTGTTCCGTGTCGGCTCGATAGGTTTCATACTCAAGAGCGATTGTGTCGAACACGAGCCCGACCACTGCACCGAAGTTGTTAAAGATCACCTCAGCCATTGTCAGCCCAGCAATGATGCCGTTTACTGTCGATTCAATGGCTCCCATAATCACGGGCTCCCATTGCTCAAACAGCGTTCGCGTCGAATCGACAGCGGGAGCGAGCACGTTTGACAACGCGTCAGCAAGCAGCGAGATGCCCTTATAGGCAACCTCGCGAATAGGCGCAATGAGTGCTCCGATCGTCTCGAACAAATTGCCGAGTCGATGATTCATTCGCTCAGCTTCGCCACCCGCTGACCGACTAGCCTCCTCCTTCATTGCCATCCCGCGAGCCGATAGCTCCATGACTGCGGCAAGCTTTTCCTCATCCGTCGTCATATCTTTGATGGACGGAATGAGCTTTTCAAACGCCTTGAAATTGCCCTCGGTCGCAAGTCTGGCTTTCTTCAATCCGTCTTCGAGCGATACTCCCAGAGCTTCCGACAATCCAATAGCCGCCGTTGACATGTTGCCGAGCTGGTCATTGCTCACGCCAAGCACAGCGGCCTGCTTCATCAACGCCTGCGTCTCTTCCGCAGCGATGTTTGTGTTTCGCTCAATCGCGTCTGCTAGGTCTGTGTACTTGCCAACCAATGCGTCAGACGACCCGCCGTTAAGCTCCATCGCTTGATCTAACGCACGCACAGACTCAGTTGCAGCATCGAAGTCATCGACACCGCTTGCGATCATTCCAAACGCACTACGCACGCCCTGAGCGGCCAACGCGATCGCACCGAAGACACCAGCGGCTTTAGCAAGCGAGCCGATGGAGATGGAAAACTTACCAAGCGAGCGCTCTGAAGATTCGCCCAAGTCTTTGGTTGACTTCTCAAGGCGACTCATCGCGGAATCGACTTTGTTTAGCGCAGGAGTGGCGGAGTCTTTCGCACCAATCACATAGGTGATGTCAGCCATGTTTTCGCCTCCTTTCCGCTTGTTCGCTTTGTATGTGGTTGCGTTCGCTTCTCAGCCGACTCGACAACTCAAAGTAGTAAACGCTCTGGTCCAACAATCCGCCGCTAACGGGTAAAACTCCGCTCACACACGCGTCCACGGTGTTGATGTCTTCGATCAGTTCGCTGCCTATGTAAGTCTGTGGGCACTGCTCGACTCGGAACCATCCGCCCTCGCACGTCTTGCATCCGATCCCACCGCACTCGGTACACTCGATCTCTGCCGGTTGCTCCGGTGTTACAATTCCACGGCATCGCCCTGAGCAGCTTTTGCACAACTCTCCGCAGGAGATGAGGGCTGCGACTCTGATTTTTTTCTTTCATCAGCGGTTAGCCTCCCATCGCCAGCGGCGATATTGAGAATCTCGGCAAGCTCTTCGATCGTATAAACGTCGCCCACTGCTTCCCTACTAAACGCAATCGGCTCTTGCGTGTTTGGGTCGATCATGTTTTCCCATCCAGTGAGCACAGCCATTGCCGCGTCAATCGCAGCGTCAAGCTTTGCCTCTTGCTGTCCAGCGATTCGCATCAAACCCATCGCAGACATAAGCTTTCGCGAGCCGCTGATTGACAGCGTGCGACCAAAGGCGCGAGGCTGTGGCGACTTGTCTTTGTCGCAATCAAGGACAAAAACGATACGGCTGTTTGGTTCTAACGATCTCGGCACTATGCAGCCTCAGCAAATTCAATGGTTAGTTCTTCATCTGGGTCATCGTTGGCGGTTGCCATCCAAGTAAGGTCATCGGTTGCAAGTCCGCTTCGCTCTCCTTGTTGGATGTTTTGCAACTGTGCCTTCGGTGCCGTGATAACCAGGCGGTTTTCGGCACTACTCCCTGTAGTGATGACAAGCGCGGCTGGCGTAGGTGTGAGCCATTGATTATGGCGATTCTGTGTCGCAACCAAAACCATTTCTGGGTTGGCCGTGATCATTGGTTTGCGATTGACAACCAACGCCGAAACGATGCCGGTCGCATCGCCTGCACACTCACGCAAAATCACTTCGTTGCCAGCATCGACCGTTACGTTTTCGGTGCATATGCTGGTTGATGCCCAAGAGACAGACCCTGCAGCCATGCGCATCGGGATCGTTGTTGGGTACGTTGGATCTAGAATCGCAACGTCGGTAGGGTTCGTCCATTTGCCCTGGAATGTCCAGTTGAACTTGACCATGCGACCCGTCGGCAAGTCGATCGTAAACGTGCCCATGCAACCGCTAAGCACGCGAAAAATGCCATCCACATAACCGCCAATGGTGATTGTCTTTGGCAAGCCTGAACCGCCTGGACCTCTCGACACTGGCGAGAAAACGCCAGCCGTATCAATGAAGCCGCAAGCGGGCAAAAGCACTGCGGCCCAATTAGGAATCGTTGACCCGTCGTAGTAGGCTTCCGTTGAAAACGTGGCGGTGCCACTTCGTTGCCCGAAGACAGTAGGGTTGTAGTTAAAGCCACCTTGGCCCTCGCGTTCTTCGCCCGTGATGGTTGGCTGAATGTTCAGCCCCATCACGTTGTAGACAGCTTCCGCAGCGGTCAAAGCCTCAGCGGTTCCAATGGTGGTCTCAGTCTTAGCAGCGAAGACAGAGCGGCGTCGTAGTAGTGGCATTTTTTAACCTCGAAGGTTGAATGGGTTGTCTTCGTCTGTCCTAAAAGTGGTTGTCATTACAACCTTGACGCCAGCGAATGCTCCGTTGTCGTCTGTATGTTCTGTCGCTGATCCGAAGTGCGAGTTAATTGCTTTGCCGCCCCACTGCCACCATGCTGCTATTCCGTCGCAGCAAGCTTTGAGGATTTCCGCGTGCAACCTAAGCTTGTATGTGTCAACTGCGGTCGTGTCGGTATCGCTTGGCTTGATCAGTCCGCAAATCTCAACTTCCATATCCCAAGCCGTCGCAGGTGGATTACCTGGACAGCTCAGCTCTTCGTTTTTCTCAAGCGACAGCAGATTGACGACCAACGTGTTGTCTTTTGGTTGCCACGTTCCGACTCGTGTAGAGCGGTGCGTTGTGGCATAGGTTGCTAGTCGTGTCTTGACCGTCGATATGATTTGTTCTGCGATTGGCTCAGACACGCGTCGATCCCTTTGCGATGAGGAAGTCAATCTCGTGTCGCAGACGTTGATTAAACTTCTGCTTTAGGTCGTCTTCGGTCGGCTTATACATGGAACGAACAACAAAGACCCCCCATGCACTAGCGCCCATAAGTTTGTAAATCCGCTGTTTGTTTTTTCCTTGATAACGCCCCTTTGTCATCTTCACTTTTGCGCCACGCCGTTCAAAAACGTGCCCACCAAGCGAAGGAACAATAAACGCCCCTGGAATAAACCCCCTGCCTCTTCCTTTGTTGATCTTGTAGCTAACGCCTTTTCCGTTCTGAGTCGCACCGAAATACTTGAGCGACAATCGATCGGTTTCGCTTAACGTGATAGATGCACCTTTCTTGTGCCTATCAACTTTCAATTGTTCTTTTAAGTCGCCAGCCTTGATGTTGATATGTTGCCGGATGCCCTTGCTAATCTCGGTTCGCCCTTGTGATGCAACACGTTTCGCCGCTCTCACAAAAGCCTTTTCAAAGCCGCCCTTGATACCTTTGATGCGATCACGCTCGCGTTGTATGTCAGCACCGCCGCCAGTCATCGTGATCATCACAGCACCGCCAATTGCACAACGCCCGCATCCTGCGAAAGCATCATCCCGACGCTAAACGTCACCGGAATCGTCTCACCAATGCGCCGCACAAACTTGAGTTGATCCTTGCCGGTATCCAGCTCTCGCGATGAGATACCAGAGCGGCAAGAGTTATTCATGCGAACAATAAACTGCGGGATAACTGTGTTTCCGGCAGCGTCCAAGATGGCAGGCGGATCGCGGTCAACGATGGCTTGTATTGGCCGTTCACCGCCGCCATTTGGCAAATAGGCAATCGACTCCCCGAACTGTTGAAGCAGCATCGGAAACCCTGCGGACGCAAAGTGAGAGTCGAAAACCGTTGGCATGGTGCTCAGTTATCAGGTTGTGATGTTGCTGAGCAGGTGGCCCGCTTGTGGGTACATGATCACCTCGTCGGTGTCGTGACGCACGCGGATGATACGAGCGCGGCTTTGCACTTCCTCGTACTCTTCAATGGTTCCGCCAATCAGCGACCCGTCTTCCGACCAATGGAAGGTGCGACCCAAGCAAGGATCTCGCATATCCGCTGAAGTGGAAATGCGACAAACCATTGCATACTCACCCGACCAAATTCGCGTTGGCGTTGCAGCCTTGGCTTCGTTGGCGGTGTTCTTGCTAGCGCCCGCAACGATGATGTGATCAAGGTCGAAAACTTCCTTGAGCATCTCAATCGTGATGTCGCGAGCCTTGGTCTTGTCGCCAGCTCCAGCCGATTGAATCCGCTCAACCACTTGGTCGCAGTTGCGAAGATTGCGGAAAACCTGCTTGTTGATTACCAACGCATTGGCATCAAGTCCGCTGTTGTCGTAAATCTTCTTGACCGCCGCTTCCACGTCAGTGATTGGCACTGCGTTGGTGAAGTCGTCCCACTCGTTGGTGATGGCAGTCGTCAGCGACGAACCGGTAAAGGTTGTCGTGTTAAACACCAGATTCGCAACACGAATTTCGTGATTGCGTGAAACTACACCCCACGCTTTCGCATTGGAAATCTGATCGATTTGGATCAGGTGCTGATAGCGATTTTTTTCGCGTT